GAGTCCAGCGTCAGCGCTGGCGACATGAACATCCAGCAGCACAAAGTAGAGCCAACGCCATCGGGGCAAATCACAGCCGTGGATGTTCCCGTGGGCGCGGCAGTTGCAGTACGCGAAGGCACTGCATCGGTCGGATTGACACACAAATACCAGTTGCCGCCAGATGCGACTACATCGCCCGTGGAATAAGTGCCAGCAGCAAAGGCCGCAGGCGCCACCAGTGGCGCTGCATTGGGCCGGATACGCCTTGCCGCAGCAGTACGCAACGCGGCTTTGAAAGCCTCAAGGCCCACCGTCCCCGATGAGGTGGAGGGCTGCCCTGTTGCTGGCAACCCAGTAACAGGGTCAAAACAATAAGGCTGAAGACGCTGTGCTGAAGTGCTCATGATTGCTGTTTCACCATGTCAAGTACGACCGTAAACGAAAGAATTTTCCCTGCTGACCAGCCTTCTGTGCTGATCAGGATCTTGCCTGTCACGCCAGCGCCAGCGTTGTTGGTCAGGCCGTCGAAGTGCTTGTAGCACTGCTTGCCGCGACCATTCAGCGACTCAATGCGGACAGGGACTGTCGCGTCCCAAGCCAATCGAACCTCCAGCCCATCTTCCGCATTGTGGTGCAGGGTGTGGATGCGGAGCTTCGCAGCCTTCAGCGCGCCGGTGTTGTTGATCCCTGCCAGCAGTGCCGGATCAACCAGTGTCTGCGAGGTGAGGTCGGAAGTGTCCAGAATCCCTTCGACCTTCACAACACAGTTGCGAGGGCCGTCCAGGATCGTCTGGATGTTGATGCTGTTTGCCATGACGGCCCTTTCTCAGTGCAGCGTGTGCGGCAGTTTAGCGGTGGCGACCGGCGACGAGGAAGTCAGCAGTCAGCGTGCGTGCAGCACCCGTCGCGTTGACGATGCCGAAGGCAGGTGCCAGCAGAGCAGTGGTCAGAGTGGCGGAGCCTTGCAGGTACATCGCAGCCACGCGGCCACGGGAGTCACCTGCAGCAGGGTTTTGCACGGTGAGGCCGCTGCCGGGGTTGAAGAAGACCTCCACGTTGCCCTGGGGATCGGAGTGGAAGCCGATTTCGAAGCGGCTGCCGGCCACCAGCAGCTCATTGGTGGGGAGAGCCGTGTCAGTTGTGGTGCCGCCGACAATGCTGCGCAGCACCAAAGTGGCTGCACCACTGGCCTTGTACAGGAACAAGCCATCGGTCGTGGCCAGAGGCGTAGTGGTCAGGGGCAGCAGGCCACAGTAGAACGCAGAGTTCGTCACATCACTGAGTTGGCCAGCAAACTTGAAGAACGTGTCGCGGTTCGCGCCGACCTTGAACTGCGCATTGCGACGCTGGAGGTGGACGGCATCTGCTGCGCCAGTGGTGGTGGTGAGCAGGATTGCGCCGCCATCGAAGTCAGTGCCAGCGACTGTGCCAGTACCAACCAGCGTGGTGGTGAAGTCGGTGCTGACGTAGTTGTCGAAGTCGTTGGCGTAGACGAACGCCCAGGTGGGATCAGGAAAGCCGGCTGCACCGAGGGTTTCAGTCGCGTCGGCGTTGGTGATGCCGTTGGGGAAGCGGTTGGTGATAGAGGGAAATGGCATGGAAAGCTCCAAAAACAAAGAGGGGATGGGACTGAGCAGTGAAAAGGGGGTTTCTCATAAGGATTACTAAATAGTAATCCCAACGAAAAACCCCCTTTCTGCCCGTCAGGGCCTGGGATCAGGCTGCGTTCGAGCCGTACAGACCACGGGGGTTGGCCCACAGGAAGGTGTAGCGTTCATACGCACCGACCTTGAAGTTGCGGGTGTCACCATCGTTGTCTTCCCAGATGTGCAGACCTTCACGCTCTTGCCAGATCATGCCATCTTGGCAATTCGTGGTCAGGAACCAGGGGCCGGCAGCGGTCAGGTACGGACACACCACAGCACCACCGGACAGGAGGTTCTGCGCGTTGATGGGGTTGATGTCGTTGTTGTTGTTGCCAACAGCCTTGGCGGTGCCCAGGATGCGATCGGCGTTGAACTTGTTGCTGGGGTGAACCACCAACTTGTCGCCAGACAGAGGCTCGTAGTAGCCACGGTCGTCTTTGGCCTGCATCATCAGGATCATCATGTCTTCGAGAGCGGCCTGCGACAACGCAGCGTCCACCGACAACTTGTTCTGCCAGGTGCCAGCAGTGAAGTTGGGGTGAGCTGTGTTCAGCAACGACACGCCATCACCACCCTTGTAGGCAGCAGTGAATGCGCGGTTGTAGACGTTGGCTGCGTTGATGTTCTTCGTCTCGGCGAAGGCGCGGCGGAGCTTTTCCGTGCGGCCCTTGGTGAGCTTCATGTACAGGTTGTCAGACAACTCTTCGTGAGTCGTGATGAAACCCAGGCCATAAGCCACGTTGGTGCCGCGAGTGACGAAGCCTTGCTGCATGCCATCATAGGCAATGGGCGCGCCTTCGGCTTTGACTTGGGCGAGGCCCAGGCCAATGCTCTGCACGTACTCTTCGTAGTTCTTGGTGCTGGGTTCCTTGCGGAACAGCATGGGAGCGAACTGGGGGGTGCCAGCTGCGGCACTGTCCCACCAGGCGCGGACGCCTTCCCAGAGGGCCTTCGGGTATGAACCCGTATTGATAACGCCAGGCATGGTCGTTTCCTTTCAGTCGATGTGGTGTGGTGCAGGGGCGGTAGGGATGGCGTTAGACGCCGGCCACGCTGCCTGCAAACTCGTGGGTGTTGAAGCGGACGAGCCAATCAGCATTGGCGCCGAAGGCGTTGTCAGGGCGTTGGACCAGGCCCATGAGCTTCAGCGGCAGGGTGTTGGTGGTTGCAACGCTGGCGGTGTTCAGCACAGTGGCACTGACCTGCGACACACCAGTGGGGTTGGCCACGGTGTAGGAAGCGTTTTTGTTGCAGCTCGTCGCGGTCAGCGCAGCCAGGCCGTCGTCTTCCAGCAGGAACAAGATGTTGGGGTCGTCCGCGACCAGGATGTAATAGTCCTTGGACTTCGATGCAGGGATGTACTGCAGTGTGTTGTCTAGGACGGTGCCGACCAGGCTGGGGGCATTGGGAGCAGTCAGCAGGATGCCGACCACCACACCACGGCAGACGTCCGTGCCGTTGGTGATCTTGGTCACGGCAGGAACGCCGTTGGCATCGCCGTTGGCAGCCGACTTCACAGTGTCGCCGACGTTGATCTGATTGGCTTCCGCGGCCAGCACCACGTACATGTTGACTGCGCCGTTGTAGGGCGAGCCATTCAGGTACCGGCTGGGCGCGAAGCCCTTGGGGGCTACGAGGTTGGGCATGGGGAAGGTTCCTTTTCAGGGAAGAGCCCGGAGGCTCAGGATTGAGGATCGTTGGAGCGGACGCTGCGCGAGGTGCCCTTGGGCTGGTAACGTGAAGCGTCTGCTTGGACGAGGCCATCGCGGATGTCTTGTTCACGGCGGTCTGCTTCGCTCAGGCGCCAGGCTTCGCGTTCGGCCCACAGATCTTCTGGGAGCTTCAGCAGCACAGCACGGAGAGGGGAGCCATCGGCCTTCGAGCCCACAAATCTGGACACGCGATCAGCGACATCGGCATCAGCCACAATATGACTTTGCATCGAGACTTCTTTGCTGGAGACCAGCTCGAAGCCCTCAGACATCAATTGCTCAATCTGCCCGTTCTCGTCGTTTTCCCAGTACAGATGGTAGCCTGGGATTGCGCCAATCACGCTGAGCTTCAGGCGAGGGCCGCCAAAGTTGGCAGGGCGTTGGCGAGGTGCCTGTGGGCGTTCGGAGTCACGGCGCACATTGGCTGCGGCGACTGCGGCGGCTACAGGGTTGGAGGACGAGGGGCGTTGGGGTGTGGTCATGATGGTGCTTTCAAGGGAAGGGGTTGTCCAGGGAGCAGGCGCGTGGCCTGCTTTTGGGATTAGTTGCGCGACCAGTAGCTGGCCAAGAACTTCTCTTTGGTGGTGTAGCCGCCTGCAACAAGGTCTTGCATGATGGCGCGGTCGGCTGGGGGGAGGTCACGTTCAGTCTTGCCAGCGGCGCCACGCGCCGCGCCAGAAGGCTTGATGCTGCCGGACTCCACAGCGTTGCTGCGTGGGGCGCTGCCGCCTTCAGCGAATCGGCGTGGGAAGTCCGCCTTGACGCGCTCGGTGACCTTGTCCAGGAGCTTGCGGCCCCGAGCTGTTTCACCATCTTTCAGCATCTCTTCCGTCACGCCGACAGCGTATTGGCGGAGCTTGGCGTCGTCGCGGAACCAGTCATTCCCGTCTTCAACCCAGGCTTCGACAGCAGCGTTCTGCGCCATGCGTTGGGCGCCGACATCCGCTGCAGGCTCAGCTTCAAGGTCATCCGACTTGAGAGCCTTGGCTTCCTTGTCCAGGTCTGCTTTCTGCCCGCGCAGCAGGTCGATGCGATCTTCCAGCGCCACAGCCTGTTCGTGCTCGTGCTCGGCGGTGGCTTGGCTTTTCTGCACCCGCAGTGCGGAGATTGCAGTGTCGAGTTCACGCTGCTTCGAGGCCAGGGTCTCTTCGTGGAATTTGACAAACTGCTTTTTCGTCCCTTCAAACGCGTCGAGCTTCTGCTTGAGCTGCTGGACTTCGCGTTGGAGGTTCTTGTTGAAGCGTTCTCCGCGTTCGATGAAGGTCTTGGCGTCAACCCAGCGCTTGGGGTCGCCATCGAACTCTTCCAAGGGGACCCAGCCCTTGCGAGTGGCTTCTGTGAGGAGTTCGGCGGGAACTTCAGGGGTTTGGATACCGCCTTCGGCGGAGAGGTCAGCCCCATCGTCGGGAAGGGTGGAGTCGAGGTCAGTGGTTCCTGGCATGGTGTATCCTGTTTGGGGTTATTCATGAGGATTACTATTTAGTAATCCCCACGAGAAACGATCAGCTCTGCTTCGCAGTTTCCTGAATCGGGGTGATGATGTCCAGATCGTTGATGAAGCGGTAGCGCTTGCCGTCCAGCGGGGAGTCGTGGAACTTCCCGGTGTACTGGCCGACCAACACGCGGTCGCCGACCTGGCAGTAGTCGGTGGACTTGTCGCTCCAGGCGTCGTGGCCGACCTCAACCACCGTGGCGACAACAGACACCTGCTCTTCAGCCTGCACTGTCTTGGCCTGCAGGATGATCCCGCTTTCGGTTTTGCGTTCGACAGGGTCAGCGAGCAGCAGCACGCGGTGGCCTGTGGCACGGAAGCCGGACTTGTTCTCAGGGTGAGGGCCCTTGGGACCACGCCAGCCATAGCTTCCAACTGGGGGTGTCGCGTCGGTCATGCCGGCACCTCGGAGTTGTGCTCATCGCCTTCCATCAGCCCCTCAATCCCCGCGATCAGCT